ATAAGCGATTTTAGGGTGTAGAACAACTGCACACTCATCAACGTTAAGAGCATTTTCTCTTAGAGTTGAAAGTGCTTGGAAGATTATAGCAGATGAGATAACAGCTGTGCCATCTCCTATTGCTACACTAAAGCCATCAAACAATGCAGTTAAATCTGCGTCTTGTTTTCTTGCTAATGCTTCACCAAATAATTTACCAATATCACCAGCAACATTTCTTGGTGCTGAGTTTCTTGCTAAATCTGTTAATGTTGTCATAACACCAACCTCAGATGCAGTAATCGTTACTGAACTTGGGTTGATTGCTGTGTTTGCTAAATCAGTTGCGTCTGCTACTGCTGATGCACTTACTTGTGCATAAACAGGAACTTCAACTGCTTTACCACCACCTGAGATCGCATAGTTTTTAACTAGGTTTCTCATAATGGATTTTTCAGAAGCTACAAATTGTGCTTCTGCAACGATTTCGGTGTATAGTTCCGAAAGGGTTGTGCTTGTTGTTTCGTTTGCCATTGTTTGTTTCCTTTATTATTTATTGTTTAAGTTAATCTTAATAGAACCTGAATCTCTTTGCTTACGATATTCGGCATAAGCTTTTCGATCTTCTGGTTTATTAAGGTCTAGTTCCTGTAAGTTAAAAGGTTTAACAGTATTACCACCGATACTTGCTTTACTTCCTGAACCTTGATTTGTACTTAAACGGAAGTGTGGGTTCGTATCTAAAAACTCGTTAACTCTATCTTCTATTGTTAAAAGTTCTCCTTTAGGGTTATATCGTACATTAGAATTATTATCAAGTACCTCTATTCTTCCATCATCATTTAATTTAACTTCTCTTTCTAATAATGAAACAACTTGTTGAGGATTGATTGCTCTATTCTTTGATGCAACAGATAAGATAGAATTGTCAATCTTTTCTTTTTTAAGATTAAGTTTATACTTGCTGATTTCTTGATCTTTCTCTTGGATTCTGTCTTGCATTATCTTTTCCAAGTCTTGTTTTGTTTTAGCTTCTTCTAATTCTTTTTGTTTTAGAATATCAGCTTTCTGTTTGTTTTCTTCTTCTATCTTTTTCTCGTATTTTCTTCGTTCTGCCATAATACGAGTCTGAACAATGTTATCTAATTGTTCTTGTGTAAATGATTTAGTTTCTTGTTTTGTTTCTTGTTTTACTTCTTCTTTAGCTTCAACAGGTGCTGAAGTTTCTTGTGTTTTATCTTCTGACATATTTACTCCTATATTATTAGTTGTCCGTCACTATCATACCAATCAGGGTTGACGTAACTCCATTGATGTCTACAATTATAACCACCACGAACTACTAAAGGGTTTCCAGCTTTTTTGCCTGACCAACTTCTTGAAGCCCATAATGATCTAACTTCATCAATCGTAAAAAGACCATCTGATCTCTTAGATTTTATTACACCATTTATAAGATTTCTGCAAATCTGTCGTGTTGTGGGTATTACATCTCCATAGTATTTAACAAAAGTTAAACCAGCATCATTTGACTTATTGAAGTTTAATGTTGCATCAAAATCACGTAAAGAATCATTTAATATCTGCCCAGCATATCTTTTCATATTCTCACCAGCACGATCTCTTGCAAATTTAGTCTGTAATGTTTGAACTGCCTTATCAACTTGCGATTGCATAGACTTTTTAAACTTATTATCTTCTATAAACTCTACTAGCTTATTAGCTTCTACATCATCTGAACTAGCATAGATTCCATTTATAGTTTGTCTTAATTCTTTATCTAAATCTGCAAAGTCTGAACCAACTAAAGTATTCTGATAAACCTTTTCTGATAATCTTCTTGTAAATGTATTTGATACATCTTTGAACTGTGTAAAGTATTGTTGTTTAAGATTCTGTACTAAAGCTAAATCGCCTTTTGTAAGTTCTTGAAACTCAACAGGTATATTACCTATTCTCTTAAAAGCTTTCTCTATTCTTTTAGCTTGTTTATTAAAACCCTCTCTAACAACTTTATCTGCAAAAGGTAAATATTCTTTTTCTATAATAGCTTTTATTTTAGGTCTGATTGCAATAGCTGATTGTAGTTCTATTAACTTACCATCTTGTGTAGGTAAATCTTTACCAGCTAAAGATATAACTTCTTTTTCTATTCTTCCTAATGCTTTTGTTAGTTCTTTGTAATATTTAGCTTCTGCAAGTTCTATTTGCTTGATACGATACTCTGTTGCTTCTTGTACTATATCTGCCATTCATCTAAATTTCTTCTTGCTCTACTTCTTGATCTTCTTGTGCTGGTTCGTCTTGTGTGAACTCGCCTACTTGACTATTAGAATCTATCTCATCAAAGATATTATTTAACTTCTCATCATCATCAACTACTGCTCTTGCTATTTCTTTGTCTATCTCTTTACCTAAAGTTGGAGATGGAACATTGATTGCTTTTGCTTGTTGGTAGAATAATAAATCAGTTGCGTAATCTCTAATGTTAAATGAATCAGGGTAATTAATCTCTCCGTCAAATGGTGTATCTTGGAACATACTATATAATCTAAATAGTTGTTCTTCTGCTATTTCTAAATTGTCAGCTTTCTCAGATAGTCTAGCATTTAACAATTCAAATTCTGTTTGTAGTGCTACACCACTAGAGATATTTGTTTTAGTAGTTCTTACTGCACCAATATGTGCACTTCTATTTATTGAATTAACTTTGCTTTCGATTGAGTCCATTATAGATGATAAGCTAGACCCTGATGGTTGTAGTAAATAAGGTTTTAGATTTGGTTCTAATTCATCAGGCATTTCTATAACTGCACCAGCACCAGCAGAAGCATTAACACTTGGAGTCTTAACTAATGATGGGTGGTTTGTTAATCTGATTAATTGTTCCATTTCTGAATACTCATTGTAAATAGATTTTTGTAAGTCAGCTATATCTGTAAGGTCAGATTGACCAATTCCCCTTTTGTGACTTTTGGAATTGTATAAAATAACTGCTGGTATTTTGCCAATCTGATTATCGACAGTATCTATTATTCGTGGTTCTTCTCTATCAGGCATATACAAAGTATCAATTCTATCAGGATACCAAATTCTCATATATGTTCCACCATCTCTATCTACTTCTTCTCTTATTTTTAAGTAGTTTAGTTCATACTTTCCGTTAGGTTGTCTTTCAAAATTCCAATCTAAAACATTCTCAGGTGTTACGATTGAAACATAAGGTCTTATATCTTGTTGTAATTCTTCTGCTCTAGTGCTTGTTTGAATATTAGGCTTATCTAAAATCATAAAACAATGACCATAGATTGATGCGTAATTCTGTGCTTGTTTAACTACATTACTTAAACTGTTACCCTCTAAGTCTGCGTCTTTTAAAAAGTTCTCTAAGCTTTGTTCATCTGCTAAAGAACCAAAGTTTCTTGATGGTTTTACTCTAAATAAAAATGATGAATAAATTTGAATCACATTCTTACAATGATTATCGCAAGGTGTGTTTGCTAGTCTTTGATTAAACTCGTTATCTAATTCTAAATTATATCTATTTAAGTATTGACCAACCATATAATCGTAACCACCATTATAAGACCTAATATAATACTCCCAATTATTAACTGTTTCTTGATAGTCTTTGTGTACTGCGATTGCTTGATCTCTTGTGTAACTCATTATTTAATTGCCCATCTCGTAGGTTTTGAAAATTGCATATTACTTGTAAGGGGTTTTATATAATCAATTAAATAACCTAGTGCATCATTCATATGGTCAAAACCTTGTTCCTTATCAGGAATATTTGTGTTTTCCTTGTATATCTGTCTTTGTAAACCTTTTATCATTGTTTTACAAGATTTTGAAACAAAAATATGTCTAACACCTTTAGAATCTTTTAACTTTGCATTAACAGCATTTACTCTATCTCTAATAGACGGGTGCTTGTGTTTAACTTTTACTTTGAAACCAGCATTTTGCAATATAGATAAATCAGTTCTACCACCAGCAGATGTCTTTCTTTGTCTTGAAGCTGGGTCAGGATATATAAAGATTTGTGCTTTAGAACCATATCTATCTCTTATCTCTTGGCACATTTCATCAGTATTACTTGAATAAATAATGATTTCATCTA